GTCGTTGCGGATGTTTTCGATGGCGTCAGCGGAGAGCATGACTTGGAAGAACTCACCCTCTTTGGAGGCAAAAGGCTCTGCAAGCATCTCTTCACGAAGGAAGGTTCCGATGCGATAGAGTGTCTTGAAGTTCAGAGCAGAGTCAGGAGCGATCTGCGCGAACTTGGTGTTGATCTGTTGCATATCACCAGTGAGGTTGGCGGTGAAAGCCTGTGTCGAGTTGACAACATACTTCACGCCGGACTGGATGAGATACTGGTAACGGATGTCAGCGTTGATGATCTGAAGGATCGTCTTCTCAAGCGAGACTTGAGCTTGGAGATACGAACCTTTGAACGCTGTACGAGCCTGCTTGACGCAGACGCGAGGCCCAGCACCGCGGAGGGTCTGGAGGTTGAACTGATACTCCGTTGAGCCAACAACATCGGGAGTAGCACCGACTCCGCAAAGAGTCGTGTCATCCACGAATTGTGGGCTAGCCAACGAAGCGGCAGGAACCGCCATTTCCTCGACAACGGAACGGACAACATCAGAGACGTTGGGAATCGTTCCACCATCAATGGAGTTGATGTAGGGAGACTTGCGAGCCAGAACCTTTGCGATTTGTCCGATGATGCGGTTAACATCCTTGGAAGCAAAGTTCTGAATCGTAGCCAAAGGGATACAATTAGAATAAGAAGCCATTTTGTTTTGTTTGGTTGACTTGAAGTGGTCACAACCAATTTTGGTAGCGACAACCCCAAGGGTGTACGGCGACTGCGTGCAGTCACGATACGAAGTTTGGTTTGGTTTGTCGCTAGCGGCACGCTCTAGCTTTTGTTTGCGGCCAGATTTGGTAAGTTTTTGCGACCCTTACCGAGTCACCTTCATACGGAGAAGGCACACCGAGTTGTTTTGCTTTTACTAAAAATTTTATAGATGGTCAATATTATTTTTTGCAAATTCCTACAACTTGTTCATGACCTACTTGGAATCTGCTAAACCCTGTGACTTCAAATCCTGTTTCTTCCATCAATTTTTGAAGGTGTAGGTAATCATAAATCCAAATATGTTCTCTCGCGAAAAACATCCTATCTACCATTTCTTTATCTTCCAAAATAATTGGTGATTGAATGATGAGTTTTCCATTGTTTGCTAGCAACCTGTGGCACTCTTTTAGGAATCCTATCCCATCTTCCACATGCTCTAAAACATCCAAAGCAATAATGTTGCAGACAAAGTTATTAGGCCAATCGTTTGTAACCTTTGGGAAAAACCCAAAATGCAAAGTGCTATTAGGGCAATATTTTTGCATTTCATCTTTGTATGTAGGATCAATTTCAATTCCATGACATTCAAAATCTTTTTCAAGTTCTCCTAGTAGGTATGCCGGAGCGCAGGCAATCTCCAGTATCCTTTTGGGATTTCCATAGCATATTTCTGCTTTTACCAACTCATTTTTTCCTATGACATTGGTTACTTGCTCATCAATCGTTGAATGATTCTGATGTGCTGACCAATATTGATCATTGTATATCTCGTTTGGATCATCAAACGCTATGCTTTTATAGCTTTTTTCAGGAGTGATTATGTAGTTTGGGTATTCTTTCATGGTTTCACTTTTTTGCGTGTATGTCTTTCCATCCTAGCTTTTCTGAAACTAATACATTTATGAAATTGTTTTGATCTAACCATTCTCCTTTGATGTCATCACCGAACGGGCCTGCCGCATGATGAGGAAATGTAATTTTTTCTATTAGTCCATCATTATTCTTAATCAAATGGTTTTTGTAAGCGTCACTCATAGATTGTCCGTCTATTAGTTTGAAATTATTGTAGTTTCCAAGTGCAACTAGAATGCAGAACACTTCAATGTTATGAGACTCCGCGGATATGTAATCTGGATAAATTTCATTTTTAAATAGATCCCTTAAAATTGCTTGATCGTAAAATTCTACATCGATTTTAATGTAATGAGGATCTCCGTATTTCTTTATTACTGATGAGGCAGTCTTTGCAGGGAGATATATTTTTTCATATTCACCAATTTTGTCCTGACTTGGTTCTGGAAACTGATTCAATATATTTGCTTGAAGATGCCTATAAAAGGGAACTCTTTCTGATTCTATCCCTTCAGAGATTACAAAGTTTTCTATTATCAACCTTCCGTCAGCAACTTCTTTTTGGAACTTTTCTCCCATGAAATTGCATAAATTCGGATCTGCTTCACAAGCAACGACCACATCTGCTTTTTTTAAGTAATACGCAAGATCATCACCATTATTTGCCCCGATGTCATATATAATTTTTTCCATTTGTTTTATTAAGATGCAGAAATGATGGACAGGATTTGGTTTGCGTAATTCTCTTTTCTATATTTGTTATTTGTTCTGACGCAATTCAAATATCTCATATACAATTCTTCTTTGTTTTTAAGAGAGTTGATAATCTTTTCTACGGATGCCTTTGCGTCTATTTCACCATTGGTTTTGTTTGGCAAAATGATTGCGTTTTCATCTGTCCATTCGTGAGTCCACTTCAAAGAGTTTTCTTGTAAAGCCATTAAAGAATTAGCAGGTGATTCGGCATGCCTAAAACATTTTACTCCGCATCCATTAAGGCTAACGCTTATTCTGGACGATCTCTGAAGATGTAAAACCTCATCCATGTGTAATCTTGAGTGATGAGGTATGAATTGTGTGAATATCAATGGCAATCCCCTTGAATCTTTGATCTGACCTTCAAGATGACTTCTTTGACTAACGACTGAATAATTCAACAGATGTGCTGAATTGTAAAATTCTGCGTGTAGCTTTGGACGAGAGGGATTGCTCCATCCCCAATTAAAGAATACATCCGTCGACCTTCCCCAAAATGATTCATAGTTGTTTTCTGGTTCTTCTCTATGCAAACAAGGATATTCTATCGGGTAAATAGTGAATTCAGCTTTTGCGTGGTTACTAGGCAACTCTCTTTTGAAGTAACACTTTATTTTGCGTTTCTTCAGTGCTTCATCTAGCTTTAGATACTCTGTGTTTGGAAATTTTCCAGCATGTTCTGATGTATTTACTCCGTAAAAATGATCAACATCAGTGTTGTCATATCCATATTCTGTAAAATCAATTACAACGAATTCTTTTCCTTGCGTCGAATTAAATTCTATTTCATCAAATATGAAAGAGTCTCGTTTGGTTATTTCCAAGCAGACTAGATCCGCTTCATTCAGTGAAGTTTTGTGAAAATGTTTTGTTATCTCCGTGCTGTCGTATGCGATTACTTTGTCTTTGCTTAAAGATGTGCAGTAAAAATTCATTACGCTAACTTATCAAAATCTATTTTACCATCCAAGCAATACCAAGCACCTTGGTATTCTACAATGCTGTTTGGTGCTGGAGCAAATGTTTCCTGAAGCAAATGCTTTCGTAATCCTGCCGCTATCCAGAAAGAACTTGATTGATTGCCGACAAAAAAATCTGATGCTGAAATAACTTTTGCAACATCAAGGCAATTTTCTGTTGGATAGTAATCAACATCACCTATTTCATTGCAAAAATCTTCATGCTCTTCTTTTCTTCCTACAAAGAGTGCCTTTTTGCCGAAATGTTTGAGGACTTTCTTCCAATTAAATTCAGGATTCCTGTATCTTGGTGTTCTGTTAAAGATTACCCTATCTTTGCCGTTAGGATCATCTTCTACTCTGATCCAAGGTTGATTTATGGTAAGTTTTCCGTTCCTTGGCACAAGATTGACATATCTAGCTTGAGAATCGGTCAAAGAAATGTGGTCGCTATAACACTCACGCCATCCTGACATATCATAGTCGATAGATGTCGCATAATTAAATGAAACCTCAATTCCTTGGCTTTCTAAAAGTGGCTTTAATGAATCATATTTGAATCCTGACATTGGCTCCATCCAATGCTCATCACGAATCATTAGGTTGGTTCCTCCAATTTTTTGAAATACAGGAAGAAATGCTATAATGTCACCAATGTGTCCTGTGTGAACACAAGTTATTCGTTTTGCAAATGGGCTTCTCATTCTTCAGGTGATGCAATATTTTTCATTGCCGCAGACCTCGGTAGTTCCGGCGTTGATTTTGCATGATGCAAATTTGGTAAAATAGAATACAATCCACCTAGCACTTCCAGAACATTTGCCTCCTCAATCATTTTACTATTTTCAAACAACGGCTCTATGAGGAACTTTTTAATAGCATTCGCGCAATGATCTTGAGTCGCATAAAAGATATAGGCCGGACTTCCAGCGTTTATTTGCAGAGTCGAATCAACTTCATATCCTTCTGCGAGTTCTGGCTTGAAAGCCTTATTCAGGACATCGTAGTCAGACATCCACCCTCCTCCGGCGGCGTGCAGGGCGCACCATCGGATGTAACGAGCGACAATCCAATCGAATCTGGCGACTAATTCGGCAGGTAATCCCATAGATGTCTGCATCAACTTTTGTTGTAGCTTATTGTAAAATGGGCTTGCCTGTGCATGGCTCCTATTGAGCATGACGGGTTCCCATCCGTTGTGAGTCCAGCTAGCCTTCCACCAGTTCGCGCACGCGAATTCCTCCTGCTGATTTGAAAGAACGATGCTTTGGTAATAAGAATAGATTTTTTTCATCAATAGGTTTTGTAGCCAACATGAAACACTGGCAAGCCAAGATCCACATGAGGTTGGTGTCCGGCTTCCTTGGCGCGGATGCAGAACGAGACATCCTCGCCGCGTGCGCTATCAAATGGTCGGAAATAATCGTAGTCATAGTCTGGAACATCGATTTTAAGCGAGTCCCCAAACTTTTCCTTAATGTCGTTAAATACTTTTCTGTGGATCAACATACACCCTGTTCCAACCCAATCGACTGGAACGATGGCATCCTCATAGGCTTTCGCCCGCGGTGCTAGCAGGTGATCGGCGCACATAATAGCTCCTCCTTCCTGACGCCCGAAGTAAGCCGCTCCAACAAGGTTCTTACCTGCTCCAATCAATCGGTGAAGTACATGACGCTGGAGAGGTAGATCGCCAAGATTGCGCGCTCCGGCTACCCAATACTTAAACCATGCAGGCCGTCCGATTGATGGGATGATGTCGTCGTCGATCATCAGCATCCATTTTGCATCAGTTTCAAGGAACTTGTGAGCAAGTCGGTTGCGAGAGTGTTCAATCTTCGCGTCGCCAATACTCATATCGAAGCGGATCTTGTCACGACCAAAGTCTAGTGCAAGTGCCACATTGACCGCGGCAGTGACAGGATTGCTAGACTTGTACCAAGGCCAGCCAACAAAGATGTCGCGACCAGCGAACTCACAGCGGTACGAAGGCAACCCTTCTTGGGTTCTTGATTCGATAATTGGATTAGAAACTCTGGGTGCTTCAACTTTTTCTAGTGCCTGCTTTGGCTTGCGTCCTCGTTTAACTGCTGTTTTTGGGATTCCAAGAATCTCATGCTCTAGTCTGATTTCATCTGGAACTACAGGCCCATCTGCTAGCGTTTCTCCAGTTGGATATTCTGGTTCAGGTTCAGGTTCTGGTTCAGGTTCAGGCTGTATAACAACAGGAACAACTGGATCTACTGGTCTCCCGTCCAACCTGCGCGGAGGTGGGATCGGCGTATTGAATGGGTCGGATGACTCAAGAGCGCGGTTTGTCCTCTCCTGCATCGGAGTGCTAACGGGATCGCGTATTTCCATAATTATGCTCCGGCTTCGTCAAGTCCCAGATCGATTGCATCGGATGCAGACATCTTGATGCGCGAGTTGAGATCGTTGTTCTTGATAGTGGATGGCGTGTTCACGCTTTGCTTTGGCATCTTGCCGGAAGACTTCAGTTTGCTATTCTCATCTGTCAGCTTCTTGACTTGTGCCTCAAGCGCGGCTTTCGCGTTCTGTTCGATTTGTAGCTGGTTTGTTAGCACATGGCTGTAGACAGCCGCCGCGGCGACAGAAGCTCTTTCATTGGCGTTTTGAGGCCATAGCGCACTATTAAACTTGGTCTCCAAGCTCTGCACTACTTGATTGTGCTTCTGGATCTTCTCGATCTGCTCCTGTGTAGCATTTTCAGGAGTTGCTTGATACCTAGCCCAAGGAATTTCCTTTGTCAGCTCCTCGACATGGTTACGAATGTTTGTCGTCTCGTTCTCGTACCACTCATTGGACTGATTTTGACGCTGTTCAAGGATTTTCTCCGCGTTCTCGGCGGCGTAAGCGATCTCGCCTTCCTGTTTTTCTTTCAGGTCGGCAACATCAATCAGGTTCCTCTTTAGTTTTTCAGCGTCGGTAAGTCCCAGCTTCGACAGGGCGTTCTGTTGCCACCACTTGTCGTCAATCTTATCCGGCCCACCTGCCTTCTCAATACTGGCAATGACATCATCGCTAGCACCATTCTTACGCATGATGGCATAGATGTTCTCCTTCGCCGCATTGATAGGCTGGGTGTACTTGCTTTGGAATTCAGGATCATTCTTGATGTCGAATATTTGCCTGAACTTCTTTAACTCCTCGTAGTCTTCGGGAGTCTGTGCCGGACGCTTCTCGGCCTCGGCTAGTCTTTCGCGGAGGACTTGGGCTTCCGCCGCTTGCTTTTTGTATTCGCTAGCGGTTTCTTGGAGCTTCCTCCAATTGTTTTGATTCTTTTCGGAGAGATTCCGCGGCTGTTCGATGGCGAGAATTTCTGGATCGATTTCGGTTTTTTGTTCTTGAACGGAACTGGCTTGAACTTCGACTCCAGCCTTTGGTTCGGATACTTCTGTACCTGATTGAAAAGGCTCTGGAGTAATTTCGTTATTCTGTTTGTTCTCTGTTCCAGAGATGCTATCAAGTGTTGTAGTGTCTTCATTCGATGTTGTGGGTTGGTGTTCAGTTTCTGGAATTACTCCAGTCTCTCTTTCCGCTTCATCTAGAAGCGAATCGATAGATTCGTGTGTCGCCGGACTGATAGGGTCGGCGTTGAGGTTCTCGGCTCCACCATCGGGATTAGCCGCGGTGATTTCGGGTACTAGGTTTTCGTTTTCTTCCATAATTTATAACACCAATTATTACATTGATGTGAACGACGCCGACGAAGCATCATCCTGTTTGTTTTCGTCTAAAAGTATATCGTTGAGTTGGCGAATAATAAACTCCGCGCCTTCCTTATATTTTGCCTCCAGAGCTACCTGCTCAATAGTGTTGCCAGTGGTAATGGGGACTACTGATTGCAAGAAAGTGATCAGCTTCCCACCAGTTTTAGAATTGTATTCACGAAAGCGCGCAGAATCAGATGTTTCCCATTTCATAATTTATTTGTTGTGTCAGAAGACGCATAGGTTTTCTGACTATTGGATTAATATGTCAATAGTTATTTATTGCAATGGTCTGCGAATCAATACTGCATTTGGTTCTCTTTCTTTCATATAAACTTGCAGATCAGCCATTCTTTTAGGATCTGATTCCATCCATTTAGAAGGTTCGTATGCGTCTCTTCCTTGGGCGTTGCTCCATTCTCCGCCCATGTGTTGCGGCGTGGAGTATTTAGATCCTGTGGAAAATGTTGGATGATTTGGCATCTTAAATTCGTCTGTCATGTGATGACGAATAGGATCTGGTTTCACATCAGCTAAAAATGCGCCGCGTAAATCATAATCAGAGCCGCTGTCATTGGGAGCGTTCACAGACTTCCATTGCTGGAATTGAGATTCCTGCGATGGATTTAAGTGCGTTGCTTGAACGGCTCCGCCCATAGTTATTTCAACCCTTCGGTGATGTCGCTAATCGAAGCCTTCGTCTGGGATGTTCCCTTGAATGCCCCTTGGGTAGCGTCCCTGCCAAGTCCGTTTTGACTTCCACCCATCATCTTTGCAAGTTTTTGCATGGCTGGGTTGATCAATTTGGTTTGCACGCCTTGTTTTAGGTCAGAGCCAAGGCTGGCTAGTTCTTTGTCCAGCTCTTCAGGAGAAACAATTCCCTGATCGCTCATGCCCTGTTTTTCAATGCGCTCATAATTAGCCTGCAACTTTTCATCATCTGAAAGATTGGGTTCAACCATTTTTTCGGCTTCCATTTTTTCATACTTGCGAAGTGGCATCTCTTCTTTAAGTGGCATTGCTCTCATAAGAGAGACATCCTGTTGAATGCCGCTCGGATCGATCATGCCTTTGATCTCTGTGCCGGATTGAGGTGTTTGTTGAATTGGATTTGCGCCGCCCATAGTTTTAGTTGGTTTGTTGTTGAAGTTATGCCGCGGTTGGCGGTCTTGGTGGATTTGCTATGCTGTTCACTGATCCGACTTGGTCGGGAGTCTTTGACTGATACTGGTTTTGGAGCATGGTTTCTTTCGCTACACTAGTTGGTCGCTGACCTCCACCGCGGTGATGTGCGGCGGCAGGTGCAACCTCTGGAGGCGGAGGAGTTCCATGTCCGGCAGTCAAATGCTTGTGAGCCTCTTTCAGTGCCTGCTTGTATTTTTCAATGGCCTGCTTTGGTGCGCCCTTGGCCTGTGCCGCCTCAACATGGCCTGCAAAGTGTTGCATGGCTTTAGCAAGCGGTACTGATCCCTCTGGAGTTAACCCTCCGGCAGGGATGTTGGCAATGACTGGAATCAGCTTTTGCATCATCGTGTCGAGGTGAACGATGTCGTTATCCCTCGGAGATACTGGTATCTCCTGACCCGCAATGATTGACTGAAGCTCAAGGATTTGTTGGCGAGTTGCCTCGATGGCAAGTGCCTCAACCTGATCCTTCGGCAGAATGACTGCGTTGGCAACATTTTCGCCCAGCTTTCGGCTCCAATCCAGCTTGAGTAATTCATCCTGATTGACGTTCGGATTGCCCGTGTAGCGTTGGATGAGTGAGTCCAGAACGACGTTGTCTTGAGGAGTCGTGTCCTGAAGAAGCTGGCTGGCAGGTGAGTAAGCGATCAAAAGGATGTCGGACGGAGGTAGGTTGCGCTCCAGCATATTCAAGCAAGTGTGAATTGCGTCTTCGTCCAAGTGTTCAGGAACCTCAAAGGGAACTAGGAACTTTGGCATCTCCATCATCGAACGATCAAAGGCGTCCACAACTTCACGGCGCGCCCAAACGGCGTTAGGCTCTGTCTGGCGAGCCATGTCCAGCATCGCCTTGAGATCAGCCGCCGCCTTAATGTGTTCAGGATGGCAAATACCGCGTTGCATCCTCTCAACTGCCTGTGAGAATTGGCGGGAGAATCGCATCAGGATTCCCTCGCGCAGTTGGTTCTCAATAGCGGCTGTCCTATTGACTTCCGACGCCGTTTTCTTTTGTCCCTGCGTATCCGCGGGAGTTGATGGCAAGAATGTGCCGACTTGGATTTCTGCTAGGCCGGAAATGAATTGATCCAACTTCAGGAAGTTTTCCACATCAGAGGCGAATGATTGAGGGATGACCTCGTAACCCTCTGCAACATATGCAACAGGGTGCATGACCGATAGAGGAGCAACTCCAGTCTTGGCGTTTGGCCCCTTCTTCAATAGCAACAGACCCTTGAGGTATGCGTCATCCACGGCAAGGTTGCGAGCTTTCTCGACGGCGACATGGGTATTGTAAAGATCACGGCCTGCTCCGCGGCTAGACATCAGATTGCCGGATCCAATCTCTACGCTGAATAGCGCGAGACACTCACTCATCTTGTTGTAGCGATCTACCTGCGTGCAGATTTCCTGACCGCTCTTGTCATCAAATAGGTATCGGCTGATCTTGCCGTGAGGTTCACGAACGAGGATCTCGCCCAGTTCGACGTACTTCGCGTCGTTCTCATAACTCGCGCCGTAGGAACCTTCGCGGATCCAATCCTCATACCTACGAGCGTCGTCGTCAGCATCAAGTGTCCTGCCAGCAGGGATCGCGTTGTTGATACTCTGGACAAGGTGATGAATGTGCCATCCAGCGGATGCCGAAAGCTCTGGGTTTTCCAACACAGGAAGCAATTCAGCGATCTGATAGCGTCTCTTTCGCGCCCAGATCGGCGTCTGGTCAGTTTGTTGGGGAGTCTCAATGGAGAAGAAGGTGTAATCTTGTCGAAGGAATTCAGGCTTCCAGTCGCGCAGATCGTCCCAGCACATACCGCAGAATCCGAATGTCGTATTCTCATGGACAACCTGTGCCACAAGATCGTCGAATCCCTTCCACCCGCGGATGCACTTCGTAATCTCCTCGCGGAATACTTTAGTCTTATTCTCGGCGTCGATACTCTCAATCGGATACTCGGCAAAGGTAAGCGTAGCCGCCGTCTCAATTACCTGCCGGAATGGAGGCTGGATCCGGCTGATCATCGTCGAAATGAATCCCGTCGGCCTATTCGATCTCCAGTTCTGACCCATCGACTCCAATTTCTTGGCGTTGTATGGAGGCTCGTTATTGAGTTTTTTCTGAATCAGTTGATTCTTCTTGTTACGCTCGACATTCTGTTGCTTTAGCCGCCTGTAGGCACTATGCGCCTGTGTGGCGTCCTTGAATGTCCGGCGTACCTGAAGGGTATCTGGATCTATTGTGTCAAGATTCCCAATATCTGGGTCAACCACATCGAGGTCAAGAATGCGTGGTTTATCATGCGCGTCAGCAATTCTTGCGGATTTATTTGCAAATGCATCTGTAATTTTCGGAGGAAGTGGTTTTAGGTTTGCCATAATTAGATATTTACCCAGCAATTCGATGGCAGATCAGATGGCTTGTGAAGCTCTGACCTGTCAAAGAAAATAGCCGTCCTGTTGTCATGCCTCATGCTACTGCAACCGCCAAGCATTGGGCTTGTAATCGTGTCTCGACCTTGCCGGACACTTGCAACAAGTCGCTCGGTTGTTGAGACACAGGAAGAACACCCGCCCCTCCAATTTACATTGTTCGGACAGACATTACAGATTTTTGCGCGAGCCTCTGCCAGCTCGTCTGTAACAAGCAGGTGCTGTCGATTACTATTTAAGATGTTCTTTCCCCATGCTTGGATGTCATTCCGAAGCTCTGTGGACGCCGTATCAGGGTTGACGCTAGTAATTGATACCATGTCAACGCCATGACAGAATGTAGGCCAATTGGAGCAAATGAAGCTATTGATGTCGCCCTCAACATCGCCTGATGGAAGTCCGTTCTCGGCACGATAGTTCTCAACAACGCTCTTCAGGTTGTCGTAGCTATGCCCATCCAGCCGTACATCACCATCAATGTAATGCCAGCCGGAAGGCGGAATCATCCCGATTATCGGTTTTGCCATTAGGGTGTGATATGTTATTTAGAAGCCAAGGGCAAGTAATAACTACTTTACAAATTCATGATGACATTTGGGACAAATGCACGTTTCTCTCTCCTTTTCATCCGCTTTCAGGCCATTATCTACTGGTTCTTCAGGAGATCCGATCATTTCTGCCAGTTGTTCGTTGGTGAAGGAAAGTAGCGACACATCAAACTTGGCGTCATTTAACTCGTCAATTTCAACAGAAAGCATATCAAAACTCCATGTTGAGTTGAGTGCCAGTTGATTGTCGGCAATGATGTAGGCTCGCCGCTGGGTCTCTGTCAGGTGATCCAGCTTGATGCAGGGTACTGAATCCAGTCCTAGCTTCTTGGCGGCAAGTACGCGACCATGACCTGCGATGATGTCGCACTCGTCCGTAATCAGCACAGGGTTCGTAAATCCAAACTCCTTGATGCTGGCGGCGATCTGACTCACCTGAATGTCGCTGTGAGCGCGGCTGTTCCTAGCGTATGGTATCAGTTTTTTGACTGCTACCTGCTCAATGTGGGTGGGTGTTTTGATTTCCATATTATAGCCAGACATAGATTGGGGTGAATTCACCGACATACGCGCCTGCGATGTTGTAGTAAAAATGATCTATGGCGTCATTGTATTCCATGCCTTCAGTTACCATTTGATCGACCATCTTGCCAGCCTCGTAGACTACGCATCCATCAGTTGTTGCGCCGATCACGCATTCGTCGAAGCCGTCCGCCGTCAGGGCGTCTTCGTTTATCATTCCTGAATCCAGTAGCTCATCTAATTTATTTGTAGTTGTCATAGAAGGTTAGAATTGATCACCCAGCGTTAAAAAGAAAAGATAAAAAGAAACCCCCCAAAGAAAATAGAAAAGATAAAAGTGAGATCTGAAATCAGATCAATATCACATATGACGAAAAGCGTCTCTCATGCCACAGCCCAAGGATTAGCCTGCTCTCAAATCGGAGCGCAATGAGGTTGGAGTGTGTGTCCTCCGAATTAAGCCGCGAGGGTTATGCGCGGCTCCTGCCTTCGCCAGTGGCTCGACACAATCTCGATTTCCAGTGGTTACGATATCTACTTTTGTGCTGTAGATTTATTACGATTATCCTTGCGCCACATCATTGTCAACGGCATATTTTCATCGTTGCGATTCTCTTGTGCTGTAGATTCTCAACTGCTCTCTCGTCTTTGGGTTGAAGGCGAGAGGGCGTCCATTTTGTTAGTGTGTGCTAGTGCTAGACCCTCACTCGTTGTCATGTGCGAGTGAGGGTCTTTTCTTTTGTGTAAAGCGCACTTTACTTAAATCGTCGTTGTGTAAAGTAAATGTCGATATCGTGTACATATCAACGCTCTCATGTACAGAAAACGCGGATTCATCGACATGACAATATACCCTTGCGGTGATAATTGTGATTTATAACTTATGAATCATACCCAATCAGGTATAATTCGGTGAGCAATCAGGTGTCTACGATCATCAACATTTGAGAGATGTCTACGATCTGCTACACAAGTGCAAAGTATGTAGTGTGATCACTACACTTTCTTTATGTAACATGCACAAATTGGTGTAGTGTTTGGTATTGCTGACTTATTCTTATTGAATTTGAACCACTAAATACTATTGAATGTGTACTACCAATTGGTAATAAATCGTTTATACTACTTTTGAATAATAAATTTTGTCAGAAATAGTGTATGCTTTTTCGTCATAGTGTTAAAAATATGTAGCGTTTTTTTTAACAGATTACTCTGTTAGTTCCGTGCTTAAGATCTTTGCAAACCCTCTATACCATTCGTCCATCGTTACCCCATCTAGGGTTTCTATCTGATCATACACTGGCAATTTTGGATCAACCTCATGAGTTGCAGTTGCGTAGTTTGGGTTAGGAATCCATTTTTGCTTTGGCTTATTTTTAGTTTCCATATTCTCGGAGTCCTGCTTGGCAAAGTTCTTCGTGAGCTTTTGCTAATTGGGCTTCTAGGCTGTAGATCCACTTGGGATCAACAAAGACCTTTCCTTGTTTTAGTTCGGCATTCTCCTCACGGAGTCTTATCAACTCATCATCTTGCTTGTTTATGATGTCCTCGTATCGGTCTAGGGACTCACGGAGTCTTGCGACCTCGTTGGTTTTCTCGTCAAGTTGCTTTCTGTACTCAACGCAAGCGTCTAATGCTTTGTTAAAGGTGTCGGTGTTCATTAGGATTGGGTGTCCTTTTGAGAAGGACAGGTTTCGGTGGATGTGTCCTTTTCTGAAGGTTGCTTGCAATCGCAATGGCTGAACTTGTGCGTGGTGTTGTGGCAAGCAGGTTTTGCTGGTTCCTCTGGCGTGGGGGCGAGTTCTTCGGAGATTTGTCTCGCGGCTTCTACACCTAAAAAGCCTCCATAAACCTTTAAGCATTCCAAAGCTCGGTTCAGAAGCTCGCGGAGCCTTGCGACCTCGTTCTCTGCTTCTAGCTTCTGGAACATTTGGTCGTCGGCAGACTTGTTGGCAATTTCAAGAGCCTCTTGAAGTCTGCTTATCGTAAAGTCTGCAAGAGAATGGTTTCCATTTCCAGTTTCGGAGTGTGTGGTGTTTTGGTTCATTTGTCTGTGTTTTGGAATCCTTCAATGATCCCTGCGTAATGGTTGAGTTGTTTGATGATCGCCTCGGCTTTCTCGGCTCGCTCTTTCCAATGAGCGGCGAGTTCGTCGCCACGCTTTGCGGCATCCATGACCATTTCTTTGAGCCTCTCGACCTCGTTGTCGAGTGTCTGTGGTTCCTTCCCAGCAAAGAATGTTGTAGTAGAATTGACGGGTTGTAATGGTTTCATGGATTGATTCTTGCGAATGGTTTCTGCCCCTCGCAGGATTTGGTTAATCTTATCTTGGATTCCGTACATATTAGTTGATGTCCTCTGGTTTCACTTCTCGCTTCATGGCGTTGAGTAGATCGCAATGGCGTTGCGCTGTAGTTTCGTCATCAAATGCCGCTTCCATAGGCCAATCGGCAGTTGTTCCAAGGTTCTCATCCATAAAGTCGATATATTCTCGCATGACTTTGCGGAGCCTCTCGACCTCGTTGGTTTTTTGGGCGAGTTCTCGCTCTAGCTGGCGGGAGGTTTCTACTGGCACTACAAAGGCCTTTAGGCCCATTGCCTCGCAAGCCTCATCCGTCCTAGGCGTTTGTGTGGTGTCGGTGGTTGATGTATTCATGAAGCTCAATTAAAAACCCAAGCTGGTAAAAAGAAAAGAAAAAAATCGGAGGAGGTTCAGGTCGCTATCTCCTCTGGTTCGCAACAATTGGTTGACATCCCCCAGACTTGACCCCTCAATGCCTCCTCCGATTATGATGATTCAACCTAATAAACAGCATCCACTAGGGAACGCCGTTACAGGGTCAATCAACCCTAGCAGATACAAATCCTATTCATTTATCAAAAAGTGTCAAGCCTTTGTAAACTCGCTAAACTTCCTAAACTCCCTATAAATTGGCTACCCCTCATGGACTTGAACCATGAATTTCTCCTCCAAAGGGAGATGTGTTCCCATTACACCAAAGGGTAATATGAAATTTTTTTACCGATTATAGCACATTTTACAGAGTAAATACGATTCTATAATGAGGTTATGGCCTATTTTTACCCATGCGTTTGTAGACTATAGCCGCTTTTTCCTGACACGCCTTGCACTGGTGTTGCTTGCATTCCGTACCGCAGGCTGGGCATTTATGTTTCGGCTTCATGAATCCTTCAACCTCCTGAAGTAGCCACTTTCAGGCTGGTGATCCAACACCTCATAGTATGGCGCGCTCACCCAGTCAGGGTTTACCTTCCATGCGACATTATCCTCAATGGTCACCTCATGGTACGGAAGGATCGGCTTGTCATCCAAGAACGCCTCGGTGCTAGTAAACCGCCGTCCTGTGTACGGAAACTTTGGTAATGGGTTGTCTGTATTCATAGCTAGTCAGACATATCAACAAACTCCATCTTGTCAACAAGGCTCTGCAATTCACGCTGGCGCGAGTTGCCCTCCGGCTTCGTCTCGGTCATCGTAGCCACATTCCCACCCCGCTGGCGCATCAGGAACACCAACATCGACAGCGAATCCAGTTCGTCCGGCGACTTGCTCCTCGTCCGCTTGCAATACTCACCCTTGCTCTCCACCCTCACCAGACCCTTGCCCTTCTGCTTATACCTGCGCGCCGTTGCCTGCCGGATCAGCGTCTCATTCCTAAAGCTAGGACTGATCTTCAGGTACTCAAACTCCAGATACTTTGCCAACCCAAAGATCAACTCGGTCACGACGCCGTTGTACAACTCCGACGCCTTCTGACTATCGTCGCCCAGAATGTGAGTGTCAGTCGCCGCCCATGAGTAATTCACTCCCATTACCTCGCGCCCAAATAACGAACACAACGAGTCGTGAATGCCCGCGCCGTTGCCAGTACGATCCACACACAGCCAGTTGGGACTAATCTTCATCGTCTTCGCAAACTTGATGATCGCCTGCGTCTGCTCCAACGTCGCCTTTTTTGGGAAGGGTATCTGCGAGTCCAGTTGCAATACAACCTTCGGAGCCTTGAACGGGATAAACTGACCGCTCTGCGGTGTCCACCCATCAGACAGCCCAAAACGCCCGAAAGAACACATGACTTGGTCATTACCCTCCAGTGCCAAGTCGAACGCCGCCAGAGCCACCACAGGCCCAGTAAATCGTACCACACCAATGGCGTTGTCCATCATGGCAGGCGTGATGATCCCCATCGCCTGTCCTTCCTCTGGGAACCACCCGCGGGCCATCGTCATCGCCTCCGCAGTCCGGCCTCGCGAGATGTACGACATGAATCCCTGATACGTCTGTAAGCCTGCGTAGACAATCCGTTTCTCGATCACATTCTCACAGCGCGCCGCGTCCAGCCTCAACACATGGTAACCTTCCCGCGACTCCCACTCAAAGTCATCCTCGCAGTCCACCGATCCCCAGCCATCCTTCGGCTCGCATCTCTGCGCGAAGTCACTCGTCCTATCCCGCGGGTTCGACGCACCAAAGATTTTGATGTGACCCTTGTAGCTGTCAGAATCCGCCGTAGACAGGATGTTGTTGATACCTTCCCAAACGCCCACAGGGACTTCCTCGGCCTCGTCCAACACCACATGGGTGCGCGACAGACGCCCCCACTTGTGATGCTCCTTGCCTGACCGCGGTATCGGATGGAATCCACGCAGGGTTCCATGACCGCTCTCGCCCTTGGGGATCGCCACCAGATGGATCCCCTGCTTGCTGTCGTTGGTCACCTGAATGCTCGTCGCCTTCTCCTCCTGATCGGTCACAGGCTTCACCAGCGCAGTCCGATGGAAGGTCTTGATGTTCGCAAAGATGTTCCTCTCCGCGTGTTCCTTCGTCAGAGAGATCACCTTGATGCAGGTGTACTCTGGGTCACGCCACCAGTCCAAATAGAACCATGCCGCCGCGCCGAATGACTTGCCCATAGCTCCGGCTCCCTGAACCATCAACTTGTCACCCGCAAATAGACACCGCCATGTGTCACGAGATGACCGCGGCCTCCAGTCGTACACATCCGGCCCCCATAGGATCGTCGCCGCCGCCTCAAACTGATCGAAGTCCAACAGGTGCTGGACATACTGCCGGACGATATGCTCCGACATCTTGGCGTCTATCTCACTGACAGCCACCGCGTTCCTAGTCGTGTTCATCAGGATGTACTGCGCCGCGTACATCATGCCCATCTCCTCATCCCTGTCGGCCTCCTGCCGGATCTTCAGCGCGTGTCCATGATAGACCTTGATTGAGTGAGGTGGAGTTAGTCGATATCCCGTGTCTTGTTTTTCTTCATTCATGCGTTGAATTAGTTAGGGCATATGATACAAGTTGGCAACTATGAAGAGCCAGTACGACCAGCTACAGATACACACATACACAGAGGCGACCAAGTTAGCCGCCGCGGGCGAGGAGTTCTCACACCTGATCAGCCTGATGAATCCAGACTACGCCTTGCGGATGAGGATCTTCGTCCAGAACCTGCCGGACGCCACCCGCGAGAAGACGATCTACGGGCGCGCAGTCGTGAAGACTCCAGCCAAGACCAGCAAGAAACGCTGATTACTGCTGACCGCTGTTGGTGTCCTTACCAAGCGTGTATTCGGCTCGGAGGACAGGGCATCCGGCGAAACGACCGAATGGGTACACGAAGTTACCAAGGAGGTCGGCGCGCTTGCGAAGCCTCCTGATAGTGTTCTCATGATCAAGGAAAGTAACAAAGGTCTTGCTGACCTTCTTGCATGACCAGATGACCTGTGGCTCGTTAGCAGACTGCGTGTTAGTCGTAGTCGTAGACTTGTTCGTCCCGTACTGGAGAGCGGGAGTCGCATTGGTTGCGTAAAGATTGCCTTCAATAAAATTAGCCATAGTGAGGATCTTTTAACATCCCGCGGATGGCGCGTCAAGCGGGTAATTAAAAGCCTGCTTTCTTCCGGCGTCTGACGGCTTTATTGCCGCGGCGGACTACCTTGCGGGTCTTTTTAGCTATAATACATATAAAGAAAGCAAATCCTATGAGGAAAAGTATCGATGTAACATGGGCTATGATAGGCATATCGGAGGCGGTCATCAGAGTAGATAATCAATAACTACAGATAATAGCACTCATAAATAATGGAATTAGGTCTCCAGCTCATCGATTATCTCTGTAACAGCCTTCAGGGACGGCGGATCCTGATCGATCTCCATATCCTGATACCGCTCAAACTCCGCCTCAATCGTCACTGGCTCGTTATAGGTGCGTACCTCCGGAGGCGCGTTCAGGCGTTTCCACTCCTCCTCTAGCTCCGGCGTCAGATTCGTGTTGCGACCCACCATATTGAACTCCAGCTTCAGGGTAGGCCCAGTGGTCACGATGTGTTGTTCAGGCGCATATTCACCGCCCAGCTTGGCATCGGCCTGTAATGCCGCCAACCTATCGAAGGTAGCCTCGACCTGACCATTAGACTTCTTGGTGATCTTGGTCGGTAGTTCTCCCAAGGCCATGCGCCGGAGTAGATCACGTTTCTCACCGATCTGCATCGCGAACTGGCTGTCGATTACCTCCTTGATTTCGGCAAGGCGGGTCTTCACCTCCGGCCTAGCCGCCCAATGGCAGGCGGTAACAGGAGCCGACTTCTTTTGGACATCGGGGCGGATCTTGAGGAACGCCTCGGTCTGGTTGAGACCCTGCGAGATCAGGCGGCAGAATCGTTCGTGTTCAGGGTTTTTGAGAATCGGCATAGAAGTGGGTGGGAGAATTTCTCTTATGTAACAACATTAATGATTAACGACCTTAACTAATTATCTTACTCTGTAAAGAGATTATATGCTTGACGATTAGTGACAGAAGATGTGTATTTTTGAGCCAGCGCATAGTCTTTTATTTGCATAAGCAAATCCTGAATGCTTTTAGCCGTGTAGTTGATCTGGCTGTTTTCGATCTCATATGTGTTTGCCTTCATTGCGAATTGAGTGCCGTTCTCGCGAGTCCTGACTTCGCCTTTTTTGTATAGGTTGCCGGATAGCATGGCTTGTTCTTTTGGCATCCACCCGCAGATGGTTAGTCGCAGGTTTCTTTTGTTTAGGCTTGTAAAGATGTAGGCATCGCATTCAAGGGATGTCTGTGAGGCGATTAGGTTGTTGATGTAGTCGAGCTTTGGTGTGCAGGTTCGACCCATTGTCTTGATATCGAATAGGATGCCATAGATGGACAGGTCGCTTCCGCCGTCGTGTTGGGTTGATTCCTGCATGAGTTCGCGATCTAGGGTATGGAGGATGGTGTTTTGGCCTATGATGCCCACAAGTTGTTCGGTTTCGGAGCCGTCTGATCCATCGTTGCGGTTGCCTAGTTTGGAGGCGAAGGATAGCTTGATGCTTTCGATGATGACATGGTCTGGTACTGGGATTGTGAATGCCATGCTATTGTTGTTTTGCTTTGATTTCGTTGATGAGGTCGTCGTACTTATCTCCTAGTATCTTGAATGCTAGCTTTGCTTCATCGCGTTCTTTCTTGTTTTGTAGGTTTGATTTATGGAGTGATCTGACTTCCTTGCGGCGCGCTTTTTTCTCTTGAGCGAGGCATTTACGAAGCGACCTGATCATGTCTTTGTAAAATTCAACATCTGAAGCTAATACTTCACAAATTTGTTCGTCGTGATCGGTGATTTCAGGGAAAGGGATGCCTTTCATCTTTTGTGATGAATCGCAGACTTCGCAGAGGCGCGTGTCGCTGTAGATGTCTGTTGGATGATTGCAAAGTACGCACCTTGGTTTTTCAGGTTGATTGTTTTCAGTTGTGAGGATGATTTTGGGTCTCATATATCGTCTGGATCTGGTTCAGGGTGGATTACCATTTCATCTTCATAATTAGGACAGCCTTCTCCATTCGCTCTGGGGTGACCCACATCTCGCGTCCTGATGGGTGCATAGCCCAGAACTGCTTGGTCTTTGTTTTGTTCCAGTCTCCGCGCTTGAGTTTGGGTGCTGGCTTTGTTTTTGTGTTTGTTTTCATAGGGTTACGATGGATGAGAATTCAACGAGTCGGCGGATGATTGCCTCACCGCGGTCTTTTGATAGCATGGAGTTGAGGTCATCGGCGTTGGCGTTGGATGTCCAGATTATAGGTAGTCCGCGCTCTGATCTTTCATCGATCAGGTCGTATAGGAGTTCCTCTGCTGACGCTGGTAGGCGTCCCTTGCCAAGGTCGTCGAGGAGTAACAGCTTACAGGTGTAGGCTTTGCGTAGCCGGACTTCCGCGGTGTGCTTGATCTGGTCGTCGTGATTGAACCTGTCCTGCGCGTGCTGGGTTAACTTGGTGGATTTGAGGAAGCAGATGCTCCGACCCATTTCGTGTTCCCTGTAGAGGATCTCGACGGCGGCGCGTGTCTTTCCCAGTCCTGACTCTCCGATCATGCCAAGTCCCTTTGGGCTGTACTCCCAGCTATCGATTGCACGCGCTAGGTTGGCGTGTAAGCGCGCTTTATCAGTTTCTGCGTACAATCTAGGCACTTCGCTCCAAAACGCATTCCTGCGGCTTTCTAGGACTTCGCGCTGGCGATTGCGCTCCGACTCCTCTACTCGCTTGTCGAGGCAGGTGGGGCAGATGGAGTTACTGAACAGGGTTCGTCCGTTGAAGGTTATGTTTTCGGCATCAAAGATGCTGTTACAATCTATGCAATTCGTTGAAATCGTTTCCATGACTAGAATACTCCTGAATATTTGCTGGGTTTATATGTTTGTGTTGGGTTCTTTACTGAAACGGCAGGGTTGTTAGGCTCAAAGAGTCCCTGCCATCCGTTGCTGATGCTGTTACCGATTGATCTGATCGCCGCCTGATGACCCCATCCTGCCATCTCTTGGAGCTTGGTGGCAATGGATGACGCCTTGAGGGTGGCGAGCTTGCGCTCCTTTCGATAGTTGAGGTACTGCTCCCAATTCCGCTTGAACTCATCCGTATCAAGTTCCGTAGGAAAAACAACAGGAGCTTCAGCGACCTTTTCCTTTTTTATGATAGGCTTATTGGTTCTTGGTTCTTGGTTGGGAACTGATTTCGTTCTGATATCAGATTTCTTCTCTGTAGCGTTCGCCCAGCGCGAGAGGTTTGCGGCTGTTGCGCGTGATGCCTTGGCCTTGTACTTTGCGATCTCCTCATCGGCACGCTTGTTCGTCCAACCATCATCTGATTTCACAAAATATTCAGATAAGATTTCAGATACCATAGCTGACTGATCCCTCATGCCGATTAGGCGTGCTACCTTCTCTGGATCCGCTGGTAGCGGCGACTCGGATAGGTAATACTGGTCGAGCATCCGGCGGTATGCCAGCTCTTCCATCGGGTACAGGTGTGATGTGTGGGCGGAAAAGTCACCCACATGGAATGAGTAGTAGTTCATTTCTTTTTCAGGCGAGCTTCTACTTCGTCAATGATGTTCACGCAATGCTTCATCGCGGCTTGAACTCCGGCTTCATAGGCGATGCGCTGATAATACTCATGGTGATGCTCTCCGGCTGGTACTGGTGTCCTGATGCCTTCGGTCTTATACCAATTGTTGAATGATTCGATGATGTCCATTTTAGTCTACGACTGATGTCTTGATGTTGAATGCGTCTGACAGGTCAGGCTCGTCCGCCATGATCTTGCGAGCGTATGGGGCGCGGAAGTCATTGGATAGCTTGAACTCCTCCTCGCCCTGATCCACCTCGATGAAGTAATTCCATCGAAGGACTTCAAAGAGCATGGCAATGCCCATCTTCCTGTTGTGATTCTGTGCCTTGCGCCGGAAAGCGCGGGCAAGGGAAACTAGGTTGCTATAAACATGAGGGTTGGCCTCATGGAACTTGAGGAAGCGGCTGTAGATGCCAGCCTCGCGTGACTCTGGTACGATTGGAGCGAACTCCAGCTCAATCTGGTTTGATGTCATGTGATGTATTGATGGATTGGGGTTATACCGACATTTGCAGTTGTATTGTCTGCCTCTTGCCTTTGGCAAGATTTTCTTTCGCCCATAACGGACGAAAATTCGTGTAATGATTCAGCTTGATGATTTCATGTTCTGTTTTACCAAGCGATACTGGAACTATGTGGTCAAGATGCCATTCGGATCTATTATCCCATGTCATTCCTTCTTGAAATCTTTGTTCAATGTATGACTTAAACTTTTCAAAAGAGCATCCAAGTATTTCTGCCGTCTTGGATTTCATTGAAAAACCAGACTTCTTAAAAGAAACATACAACAATGCCCTGATCCCTTCTCTTATTTTGTATAAATCATCTTTATGATATTTTTCATACTTATATTTTCTTTTGCGAGTTTTTCCTTTTTCTGAATATCTATATTTTTTGCTTTGAGATTTACATAAGTCAGTCTGCCTGTGTCTTTTGCAAACATCTTTTCTTAATTTAGACCTATTATATAGGTAAACAGATTCTTTATATTTAATATATTGATCTGGAGTTACCCAATGTTGCCCATTTTTGCAACCTTTTTTGTAATCCCAAAAAATTTTCCCATCATCGCGCACATCTCCGCGCTTGTAACGATGCACAACGGCATCTACATTTTGAACAGCTTCAGTCATAGTAAAAGTATGGTTGAGGTAAGAGGCCACTCGGAGCGTCAACTCCCTGTGGCTTCGTTCATTTAATACACTCTATTGGCTCTATAGCAATCTCAATTTTTGGAGTTTCGTCAATAGCGGCAAACCACTTTGATGCGGCAATTTGAACCACAAGCGAGTCATCTTCCCAAAACTCGTTTAGGCAATCCTGTACGCTGAACTTGATTAAGTTGTCCAGATCAGGACGCTTGGTAGCAGGAAGCCTGCCTTGATAAATTTTTTTGCCATTAAGTGAAACAGGACGCTTTAACACAAAGGCAATAGTCAACTTTACAGGATCACAGAATTTTTTATTTGGAATGTGTGGTTGAGCATAAAATCTGATTACAGATTCATAGTCTTTAGCTCGTTTTTCTTTGAAAAAAATTACTCGTCCCCCCATGCACATAGCCCTTTTGCCAGCCCCCTGCATGGAGGCTGGCACTACAGGAACTATGAATGAGACTTTTTCCATCAGTAGTTATTCCAGAGATCGTCTTGGCAGTCGGCACAGCGGTAGCGGTTATTATGCGGATTGGATAAATCCTGTTTCACATAATAGACCATCTCGCCTGCGAGTATGCGGCTTCCCATGATCGGGTCACCGCAGTCGTCGCAGATGTATGTATCGCCGTCCTTGACGTTCTTCTTGGAAACTACTGCGCTCATTTTTAGAACGGGATGTCGTCTTCGCGTTCAGGCGCGGCAGGCTTCTTATAAGACTGCGCGTTCTGCTTGATGAAGCCTTGAGGCTTGTCCTTCGGTGCGCGAGGCTCGCTGATCTGGACGTTGAACTTCTTCACGCCATTCGATGTTTCGCCTTCCCAAAGGCTAATCTCGATCAACTCGCCCTTCCACATTGCCTTGCCCTTGAAGTCAGGGTGCTTTTCTTCCTGCTTGTAGTCGTTGGGGAAAATTGTCCCGCGACCCTCTTTGTGTTCGTATGCCATTTTAGTATGCCCTTTCTGTTTCTTTGTTAGAGCCGGATAACTCCTGCTCGATTTCTTCATCCTCCTTATCTAGGAGAAAGTCTACTGCTAGGTGTAATGCCTTGCACTTGTACCAGTCAGCTTCTTCGCAATCGATGATCTTTGCATCTGCCAATAACTGGAGCTTGGAGTTGAGTTCGATGAGTATCATTTTGAAATGATCATCAAGTTGCTCTGATACATCTGAACCAAGAGCGGTTATGATATTTATTTCTTTCTGTGTCGGTTTGTTTTGCATTGTTTTGTTTATTTTGCACGCACCATGATGGGCGCGCTGGTTTTGGTTGTGAGAACATCCGCGAGGATGGACTCAAGTTCTACTTTCGCTTCCTTTGCCTTCAACCCTGTGGCGACGGCAAATTGTTTCTCCAGCGTTGGGAGTGAAATCTTGGAACAGCACATGATGGCAGATACGGATAGCTTGCCCGCCAGCTTCGCTACAAGTGCCTCCTGATCGTCGATGCTCCGGCTGGTGCGTCCGGCTTGGAGTTTGTATCCGGCGATCTCCTGACCATCCTGAAGGCGTTGCTTGGCCTCGGCACGCAGGGATTCGATGAATGACTCGACTACCGCGGCCTTCTCAAGGAAGTCGGCTATCCGATCGTTGGTAAGTGTTGTAACAATGTCCGCCTTCACCTCTGCCAACTGGGTAGCTACTCCGCCAGCTTCAGGACAGATGGCCTTGGCGCGGCAATAACGGCAGGCGTCCGGCGATGGAGTCCTTGGAGCGTTGGGAACGAGCGCGGCGTTGACGATGGACTGGATCTGCTCGTCGGCTTGGATCAGGTCGTTCTCGTTGTACTCCGCGATGGTGAACTTTGCCGCCATAGGCTGGACGATGGCTACTAGGATCCTCTTGAGCGATGGCAGGTTCTTCTTCACGACTACTGCGTATGCCCTCAACTGGAGGTTCTCCGCCGCCGTGTTTCCTGTACCGACCCTGCCCGTCTTCCAATCGACGACCAGAGCAGTGTCATCTCCGTAGTGGTCGATGCGGTCAATCTGGCCTGACCACTGGTCTCCATACCAGAGCCGCTTTTCGATGGTACTGCTGTCAGGATCTCCAAGGCCAACAGCCTCCCTAATCTCAAGGTACTCTTGATGGCAACGATCAGCGATGTCCATTTCCTCATCGTTAAGCTCCGGCTCTACCTTATCTCCGGCGAGGTATGAGTGGATGCGATTGCCCATGATCGCCGCCGCCCCAGACTCGCTGGGGGGACAGGTGATCTCTAGCTGATACTTGCCAGCGCAGGCGGCGTAGCTAGCCATCGCACTGCCTGACATCTTGTCTTTGCGTTCG